TTTCTTTTTATTTTCATCTATAGCCTTTTTAGCTTGCATATTGTTTTGAGCAGTATATTGATCATTCATTCCAACTACACCACTATTAACATTTTGATTTTGATAAAAGTTTCCTTTATTTCCGCTAGGAGTAAATGAACCGTTATTTGTATTTGGATTAGAAGTTAAATAATTTTCATCCTCAACTTCTCCGCCATCATAATATCCTTTAATCTTACTTACAATACCACCTTTAGCAAACTTACCTTTAATCTCAATAGGATTCTCTATATTGTACATTCTACCTACTTCCATTTCTCCTTTTCTTAAAGGAGTTATATTCTTTGTATCCATTTGAACTCCTACATTTGGAGTAACAATAGGATTTCCTTGAGTATCGTATTTTTGTTCAATATATCCAACAGGAGCAGTAGATAAAGCATTCGGAACATCTGCGATATTTCTTTGGTTAAATTCTCCACCGCCTCCGCCAGCTATTCTTGTAGCTTTAGTTCCAGGCATCATTAAACTTCCTTTGTAATTAGGGTTAGCTTTATCTACTCCACTCATTGCAGGAGTTTCTATTTTTTGAGTAGTATATTCTTTTCGTATATCATCAATAGTTCTTCCTGTGTAAGTTGGTACAAATTTACCATCTTTAAAGTTTTTTAATGGATTAGCTTCATCGTAAGTAACTTCTCTACCTTCTTTGTCAATATTATATTTCCTTGATGTATTGGTATATCTTCCTCAGGAGTTTCAACAGTTGTTATTCCATAATCAGCTCCCCATTGTTTTGCTGGGTCTATTTTTTCATAAGTACTAATACCTCCATACAAACCTGTTTGCTCAGGAGGTATTACTTCTGGAGGCGGTAATTTATATCGTTGTACAGTTGACCCAAATGTAGAAGACTTTTCAGGGTCTTTTTTTCTTGGAGTACCTGTGCTTTTTTTTCCGCTAGAAGGCGAATACATCTTTTTCTTAGTCTCTTCATGCTTAGTCTCAACTTCCCAATACTCTTCGCCGTCAGAATCAATTTTAAGTACAGCGTTTTTTGGTATTTCAGATTTGCTTTTAACTAATTGAGGAGCAAAATCATCATTAGATTTACTTTTAGGTGCTTTAACACTTTTTCCTTTATCTTCAGGCATGGTATTTATGTTTTATACAAACAAAAATACATATTTTAATAATACTTCTAACGAGCTGCTCGACTTAAAAAAGCAAAGAAATATAAAGAATCTTCTATTTTATTAATCTTATCCATGTAATTAAACTGAACTGAAACAACTTTAAATCTAAATAATTTATTAAACACGTTTTGAGGAATAGCATATTCAACATAACTCAACTTATGATCTATTTCAAATGCAGCAATATAATCTTCACTACCATCCTCAAATCCTATTTTTATAATAGAGTTGTTTAAATCTGTAGTCTTAGAGAAATAAGCATACAATCTAACTCCATAATGGCCAGCGCGGATACTGTCAGAGAAAACAGAAAAATAAGTAGTATCTTTTCCGTCAACAAACTCTAAATTATAAGAAGGATATTTTGTAATTATACTTTTCTTGTAGTAAGAATTATAACTAGAATATCTTTCTATTTCCATAGATTGTGCAAAAGCACATCCAGCCAAAAATAAAAACCCTACTGATAATAATAAAACAAAAATGTTTGTTCTACGAGATTTAATAGCTTCCATAATTTCTAATATTAATTGGTTTATAAAGTACTTGTACGGTAGTTATCCATAAAAGGTTACAAAATAATTCAACTTTGAGTTATTTATCTTCTACTCACGAAAAAAGTCTTTAACCACTGCGATACCTTTTGTATGTTTTTAGCTACAGTTGGATTAGTTACATAATTCTTATAAGAAAAGTTTAATTTCACATAATAATCTGTTAACCTTCCGTTACTAGGCAATGGTAGGCTTGAAAACCAAGCTTTATCTATCCATCTGTAATTTCTGCTAGTAGTTGGTATATTTATATCACTTGCTGTTTGGTCATCAGTAGTAGCTACTAAGTCAGTCCAATTAGGGCCAATAGTTTTAAATTGAATGTTTTGCGCCGAAACAGCCATATCACTCTTAGCATTTACTACTATTGATAATTCATGTGTCCATACCTTACCATAGAACTTACATAAGTCAGCTCCAAAGTTTTGTAAGTAAATCTGATTAGTCTTATTAATAGCTAACCAATAAATACTTCCTGCATACTCAGGGTCTTTTGTAGCTGCTGGCGGATAAGAAGGTATATAAACTTCGCTAACACAAATATATTCTACGTTATCAACTTTAACAGTATCTCCAATTACAAATGTTGTAGGAGGCATATCAGAGTTGTAAGCCTTAGTATTCTTGGGATTATTAGCTGTTAATACCAAGTCATTATGATTATGCCATATCGCAGGAGTACAATCTGTAAAAGCTACAAAAGCATTTAAGATATGATTATATCCTAATGTAAAATCTCTATTCACAAATGACTCATTACTTTCTCCTATAAAATCCCTTTTAGCGTATTTAAAAGTTAAATAAGTCATTTTAAATGTAGGGTCATATACTCCAACTATACCATATCCTTGTAACGGCACTTCTGGAACACTTAAATTATTAGTATTGTATATTGCAGAATAACTGTTAGGATAGAATACATTACCTTCGTTAAACTCATTATTAAAGAATACTTGCAATCCTTTAACCATAGACATTTCTTCAGGCTTACTTCCAATACCCATTACCATAAATGCTCTTCTACGCATATCAAACCAAGCGAAACCATATTCTGTTTCAGTTAGTCCATGTTGGTGTTGATTTCCAAAGTTAGTATCTATATCGTCATATCTATCAATAACTCCTGTTACACCTAATGCAGTAGCATCTCCTAAAGCGCTTCCTCCAACTAATTGACGTTCTAAGATTGGAGTGTAGCCTACTGAGTGGTCTTGCCAATAGAATAACTTAGAATCTCTAGCTTTAAGGTTATTGATTTGTCCGCGCTGTCCATCTACATCTCTGTAATCAGGTATTCTAAATACACGGAATGAATCTATTAACTCTCCAGGATTTTTGTATTGACTCCATCTTATTCTGTAATCAAAGTTTCCTGAAAATTTATAATTAAGTGGTAGTGACGGATATTTAATAAAATTACCATCTGTAGTATATGCTTTGTTATAACTATAAGATTCTAATTGTGTTGTAGGAGATAAAGATGAATCAAACCATCCTATGCCTGTAGCTCCCGAAGAAGGAAACATATTCTTATTCGATACCTTTTGCCCTCTTCTTAAATTATAATTTACATTACCTTCGCATGGAAACCATAAAGCATAAGACATAGCATTGTCGCTAGTTTCAAATGATTCATCCCATAATCCATATCCTAAATCAATAAGATTTGTAAAGCAATCTCCGCCGAACACCTCTATATTATTAAAAGTATATTTATTCTCTCCTGCGTAAATTCCTGTAGCAAACGTTCCGTTTAATGTATCCGCTTTAACCTGTGTATTAATAGGCTGAAAGTGACCACAAGACATATACAGTGTATTTGCTATAGCGGCTTCATTTACTCCTCCATAAAGATTAGAAGGGTCTGTATCTGTTATAAAGTTAGCTAACATCTTGTTATAGTTAGACGTATTAGCAGTAGCGTTATAATCTGTTAAAGCATCAAAGTGATTAAATTGAGATTTAATTATTTGCTTTTTACACCCAACAGATAAAATATCATAGCCTGGGTCAAAAGGTGTTACGCCACAAATAGAATCATAATTAAGTGTTACTAATGTCTCGTTTACGTTAGAATATCTATTTCTATAATCAACACTTGTTCCTAAAAAACCTCCAGCTCCATTATTCTCATCAAAATTATAAACAGCATTTCCATTCATTGATTTAAGCGGCAAAGTTCTTGGAGAACTAGCATCTTTTCCTGTACCAAAGCTTCCGACAGGCATATTAAATAATTTAGTAAACATTACTCTTTTTTGAGTATCTGTTTTTAATTGAGTTCCGTCTAACCAACAAGCTTCTTTTAAATTATCTCCAATTTTAACCGCAGAAGGAAAAGAATATCCAGTTTGTATATCAGG